CGAAGTGCATTGGAAGAAGCTACTCTTAAAATATCACATTTCACTGGTAAAATCGCCGATAAAAAGGGATTTACTATGACTAAAGTTGGAGATAGTAATCCAGGTGCAGTAGTAGTATTAAAGGGCGACGAAAAAGCCATTATTGGATATGCTAGAAAATACTTAGGCGCTGAAGAAGGCGAGTCACTTTCTCAAATCCAGAGCGATCAAAGCGGCGGCAATGATGTAAAAGAAGATACTGCTGATAGCGACGCTGAAGTAGATTCTGATATTCAAGGTAAAATTTGCCAATGCTGTGATAATAAAATTGGAGAAGACGGTTGTGGTTGTAACGAAGATTGCAAACACTGTGGTGGAATGGGTAAGCCAATTGAAGACGAATCCGAACATCAAACTGAAGCTAAAAAATTAGACCCAGTTGGTAAAGCAGATGCTGATATCGATAATGACGGTGACGTTGACTCTTCAGATGAGTATTTAAAGAATCGCCGCAAGAAGATCGGTTCAAAGATCGACGCAACTAAATTAAAAGAAATGGCAAAAGCCGCAGCTGCTAAGTAATTGTACTAGCAGTCATAAAGATTTAATATATAATTTAATGATGACTAAAATATGGAGGATATCATGAGAAAATTAATTGAATGGTTAAAGGGGTTGTTTGGAATAACCAAAGAATTGACACCTGTTAACCCAGTAACTGAACCTAAAAAGGCAGCAGTTCAAAAAGGACCTGCAGTAAAGTATAAAAAAGATGCTCAATGGACTTCTTTTACTAAGGCTCAACTTAATAAGTTAACCAAAGCTAAAATCGAAGAAGTAGGTCGTAGACTTGGAGTTGAAGTTGATATGAGAAAAAGAAAGGCTGATTTGGTCGATCAAGTATTTAAAGCTTCAAAAGAAGCATTGAAATAATTTTTGTTATAACTTAACGTTAAGAAACAAATTAAACAAGGAGAATAACAATGGCACAATGGGGAAAAACAGATACCGCTGCTGACGCACCTGCGTATCTAGAAACTGACGCCAATAACACAAACAAATCGCATGATAAAGATAATGCAGTATTTGTTGATTTAACAGAAGCAGGTGTTGCTGCTAACAGAGCTAAGGGTCTAAAGACTCCAGGCTGGAATTTGTATAACACTTATACTACTGCCGATGGCCGTACTAGAAATATTGTTGAACCATTAGTAACTATGAAAGTTACAGCAGTTGCTGCTGGTGACTTGGGTGTTACTGGTGATACCGCTGTTGAAGATGCTATCGTAGCTGACGCTTAAGACAATTAGGCAAGTTTTTACATTATGGTTATGAAGTTAACAGAATCAACCTTTCTGCTCTATGCGATGAAACACTATGACAATCCGCAATGTACGGAGATGTCAGAGTTTGAAGAGGATATGAAGAGATTCCAATATCTCAGAAAACTCTTCTCGCGCTATAGGCAAGATAATGACTTAAAGGAAAGGTTGATTTTGAATCATTTAATTGTGATATTTAATGTGTTTGGAGTAGACGCAACTAACATGTTGTTTTTTAAACTGCATGAGTTTCATAGCTATCTCAAACCGTTTGTGCTATATTTAAACTATATGCCACAAGTATTACAGTACGATGAGTTAATAATTAACTCAGAAAGTATCACTAGTGATATTTTTATTGAAAACAAACTCAGGGAAATATAAGAGATGGTAGTCGATTTATTTTTAGTTTTTAACTTCATTAAGAGGCTTGTTACGCCGTTTAATAAGTGGGAAGCATATAAAGAAGGTGTTATCGATATTAAAGGTAATATACTTCTCCGCCGTAAAGATTTTACTACGAAAGCTCAAAGTAATTCTTTCGGTGTGTTCGATCAACTTATTTTAAATCTTAAGAAGCTTTTAGCAAAACTACCTGGTGGTCAAACTAAACTTGCATCTTATGCAGCTGCTCTTTGGTTAATTAAAGAACAAAAGTCAGTTGAAGAAAATCAGATGCTTTCAGAAGGTAATGATGAGTATTTAGCAGAACAATTTTTAGAATCAGCTGAAGCACGTTTTATGCTTGAATACGCTGATATAGAAGAAGCTGCTAAGAAAGAAGAAGAAAATACTGTAGGTGGTGGAGCGATCGCTGGTTTAGGTGTTGGTGCGCAAGGAGAACCTGGTGTATCTAAAAAGGCACAGCAGAAACATAAAACCCGAGTCGTTAAAAGAAAGAAACTTGCAGATTTTGCAAAGGAATAACATGAAACAAGAAAACAAAGAAAACGTATTTGAACAGTTAAAAATTGACGAAGGAGTCGTGTATGCTATATACAAAGACCACCTCGGCTATCCCACCTTTGGAGTCGGTCATCTTGTCCTCGACAGTGACCCGGAATTCGGAGAACCAGTTGATACAGAGGTTAGTGAAGAAAGAGTTAGGGAATGTTTCGATAGAGATCTTGGCGTTGCCATATCAGAGTGTCACGCTTTATACGGAGAAGGGGCATTCGGAGACTTTCCAGGGGAAGTCCAGGAAATCTTGGTTAATATGATGTTCAATATGGGTCGTACAAGACTAAGTAAATTTAAAAACTTTACTGCTGCTTTAGAAGACCATGATTGGAAAAGAGCTGCTGTTGAAGGCCGTGATTCAAGGTGGCACAAACAAGTAACCAATAGGGCAGAGCGTCTTATGGTTAAGATGGAATCAGTTTAATATAAATAAGTTAAAGATTTACTTTTAAATAAAGGAGAATAGAATAATGTCTATTGAGAAAATTATTGCAGAGGCTATTGAAAACAACCCTCTCAAACTAAAAGAAGCGTTTGAAGAAGAAATGAATGCTAGAGTTCGTGCTGCTCTTGAAGAGAAGTACAAAGAAATGACAACAGTTTCAGAAGAAGCTGAAGCAATTGTTGAAGGCGAAGAGTCTGATGAAGACGAAGGCGACGACGAAGAAGTTGCTAAAGAAATGAAAAAAATGCACAAAGACGGCGCTGAAAAAGCCGACGTTTTAAAGGCAGTTAAAGAAAAATATGGTTGTTCAGGCGATAAAGCAGAAGGTCTATACGCTTCAAACTGCACTGGTTAAGACACTCTTAACTGTGTGGGAATGGATCAAATCTTGGTTCATAGGAAAACGGTATACAATTATCGTTTCCTATGATTCCAAATTTGGCAATTTAGACGATAAAACTTTTACAGGTGTTCGTAAGATTAAAAAGAGCAACTGGAAAGAATTGAGCTTTATTACTTCAGCAGATAAGCTAGTTACTGTTCGTTCAGTTAGTGGTTTATTGTATCGTATTGAGGAAGAGTAATGACACAAGTATGGTTAACATTAATATTGGTTCTTGGCGGAGGTTGTTACTACCTATTCGATCAGAATCAAACTTTAATAGGTAACAATGTCAAACTCGAATTTGCTATTGAAGAACAAAAAGCTGCGATCGTAGCTATTCAAGAGTCCTATGAAAAACAAGGTAAAGCCCTTGGTAATATGGCTCGAGCAAACCAAGCAATCGAAGCAGAAAAAGATTCATATCTTGAAATCTTTAAAAAGCACAATCTCGACTTACTAGCTATTAAAAAACCTGGTTTGATTGAGCTTCGTATTAACAATGGTACGAAGAAAGTATTTGAGGAGATAGAGAATGATAGCAAGAACATTAGTGTCACTGCTACTGCTAACGACGATAGTTAGTGGATGTAGTTTATTACCTCAACGACCAATAGAGATTGTTAGTAAACCTGTACCTCTGAACATTATACAACCTGAATTACCGCGGCCGATTAATTTGTCCGAGATTCAGATGAGTGTTGTATCAGAAGCTGTTATAACTAATCCTTGTAAAAAATCAATATCATTTGAACCGCAAAAGTTTGATGATAAAGGTATAGAACAGTTAAAAAGACCTAAAGCATGTGACTTATCTGAAAGAGATAATCCGTCATGGCCAGTAGGTTATACATATCTTGATAGATTTCTTGATGAAAACAAAATCGCAGGCGGAGGTTCTATAGTATTTGTAGCAACCACTGTAAAGAATTACGAAGTTCAAGCTGCAAATTTCCAAGAGCTGCGTAGATACATCAGAGAATTAGGTGAGGTTATCGTTTACTACAAAGAGGTAACCACTAATACTAAAAAAGATAATTCAACAGGCGGACAACCAGATAACAACTAGCCCATCTTGGTCCGCTCTCAGTCAAAAACAATCAATATAATATCTAAACTTAATACATTTAAGAATAAATACTATTGACAAATCATGGTTAATGTGATATAATAAACAATCAATTTGGAGATGTCTGTGTCAGACGAGTTAAATCCATTAAAGACCGATATTGCTTTAATCAAAAACGATTTAAAAAATATTGAACGTTTCTTCGATAAAGTTGACGAAGCCATGGATCAAATGGTTTCAATCAGTCAAGATATCGCAGTACAGCAAAACGTGCTAGAGTCATTTGAGCGTAAGCTTGACAGCGTTGAAAGCAAATTAGATACTCAAAGCAGAGTAGCTATAGAATCAAGATTTGCTTTTAAAGAAGAGCTTGACGATCACAAGTACAGATTCAAACAAGCTATGAATGAAGGGATGGGTGATGCACAAACTGCTCACCAAGAACATAATGAAAAGCTTAGAGAATGGATGGAAGGCAGCCGAGAGCGTACTTTAGTAGCAATTACAACTCTAACTAAAGAGTTTGACATGAAGATTGAAGAACAAGAGAAGCGTCTTCGTGGTTTAGAGAATCTCAAGTATTATATGCTTGGAGCAGTCGCTATCGCTACTGCCGCTGGTAACTATGTTATTGATATGATGACCGGAAAATAAAATTATTTAAAGGTTGACAAATGAGCCAAAATATGATATAATGGTCTCATAAATTGAATTGAGTAAAACTTATATGATTGATTACGTTGATATACAGTATGCACAGTCTCTCGCCGGTCGTATGGAGAGATTTAAAGTCACGCGAACCAACCCCTACAGAATAAACTTCCGTTGCCCATTATGTGGTGACAGCCAAAAGTCTCGCTCTAAAGCTAGAGGCTGGCTCCTTGAGAAAGATAATAGCTTTGTTTATTATTGTCACAACTGTAATGCTAGTCAATCTTTCTCATACTTTCTTAAACAAGTCGACCCAATGGCCTTTAAAGACTATGTGTCTGAGAAGTTTATGAGCAAACATAAGAAGCCAGAAGAAAAATCAATACTTGAACGTACTAAATTTGAAGCACCCAAGTTCGACAGTAAATCAGCAATAAAAAGTATAAAAAAAGTTAGCCAATTGGTCCATAACCATTATGCGAAAATATATATATTAGAGAGGCAAATACCTTCGGCGCAACACTATCGCATGTACTACACTCCAAAGTTTAAGACTTGGGTAAATAGTATAATACCAGATAAATTCGAAAGCGTCGAGCATGACGAGCCTCGTTTAGTAATTCCGTTCTTCGATAAAGATAAGAAGATGTTTGGTGTTTCAGCAAGAAGTTTTAAACCAGACTCAAAGCTGCGATACATTACTATCATGTTTGAGGATAAACCAAAAATATTTGGCCTCGATACAGTCAACTTCGCTAACCAGTATTATGTGGTTGAAGGTGCATTTGATAGTATGTTTTTAAAGAATGCGGTTGCAATGGCAGGTGCTGACGGAAATACTAATGCTCTTAATAATACAGAAAATGCTGTATTTGTATTCGATTCTGAACCTCGCAATAAAGAGATTCACAAACGAATGGAGAAAATAATAGATGCAGGTTATAAAATTGTGATATGGCCAGCAGATGTTCCAGGTAAAGATATAAATGAGATGGTACTCAACGGCTATAAAGATATAGAAGGTACCTTAAGAAATAATGTGTATAAGGGATTGGAAGCAAAAATGAAGTTAAACTACTGGAAAAAATCGTAATGACTCTTCGCAACATCACCCTCAATAATTCACTACAAAAAAAATTAAATAATTAGGAGAGTAGTATGCAATACTGCGGAATAGAAGTCGACAACAAAAGAAATAAAATATTATCAGAACAATCATTGAAGTTATTGCAAGACTACTATTGTAGAGAAGATGAAAAATCCCCGCAGCAAGCATTCGCCAGAGCTTCAGTAGCTTTTAGTAATGGTAATATGAAATTAGCACAAAGGATATACGATTATGTATCTCAAGGCTATTTTATGTTCTCATCTCCTGTTCTATCAAACGCAATATTAAAAGGTGAAGATGTTAAATCATTACCTATCTCATGCTTTCTAACATATGTTCCCGACACATTAGAAGGGTTGATCGATCATTCTGCAGAACTACGTTGGCTGTCAGTTAAAGGTGGTGGAGTTGGTGGTCATTGGTCAGACATCAGAGCTGTATCTAATAAGGCACCAGGGCCCATGCCATTTCTACATACAGTTGATGCTGATATGGTAGCTTATAGGCAAGGACGAACACGTAAAGGTTCTTATGCTGCTTATATGGATTGTGACCATCCTGATATTGTAGAGTTCGTTAATATGAGAATACCGACAGGTGACGTGAACAGAAAGAATCTGAATCTTCATCACGCTGTCAATATAACTGATAAATTTATGGAAGCAGTTAAAGCTGGTGACTCGTGGGATCTTCTAGATCCTAATAATAAAGTAGTTAGAGAAACAGTATCTGCACGTAAAATATGGGAACTAATACTCGAAACAAGATATCGTACTGGTGAGCCATACATGAACTTTATCGACACAGCTAATGCTGCTCTACCACAATCTCAAAAGGATTTAGGTTTAAGTATTAGAGGTTCAAATTTATGTAACGAAATACATTTAGTAACAAACGAAGAGCGAACAGCAGTCTGTTGTTTATCTTCAGTCAATGTAGAAAAGTATGACGAATGGAAAAATACTAATATGGTAAAAGACCTTATTGTATTCTTAGACAACGTCTTGCAATTCTTTATTGATAACGCAGGTGATGAGATCTCAAAAGCTCGTTACTCTGCACAACAAGAGAGATCATTAGGTCTCGGAGCTATGGGCTTCCACTCTTACCTACAAAAACATATGGTTGCATTTGATAGCCAAGAGGCTGCTGATTTAAATGAAGAAATCTTTTCTGAAATGAAAATCAAGTCAATAGAAGCATCTGAAAAAATGGGTAAACAAAGAGGTGAAGCACCTGATATGAAAGGTACTGGTAGGCGAAACGCGCATATGTTAGCGATCGCTCCAAACGCAAATAGTTCAATGATCGTAAATACATCTCCAAGTATTGAACCTTGGAAAGCAAATGCATTTACTTCTAGGACTAGGGTCGGAAGTCACCTAAATAAGAATCCATACCTCGAAAGAGAATTGGATAAAATTGGAAAGAATACAGACGATGTATGGTCAATGATTATTACTAATGGTGGCAGTGTTCAGCACCTTGAGTTTTTAGATGATCACACAAAAGAAGTATTTAAGACAGCTATTGAATTGGATCAACTGTCACTTATCAGATTAGCAGGACAAAGACAGAGACATCTATGTCAAGGTCAGTCTTTAAACATATTTTTCCCTGCGAACGCTAATAAACAAACATTGCACAAAGTACATTATGAAGCCTGGAAACAAGGAACGAAGGGTTTATATTATTTAAGAACAGAAACATCTAACAAAGCAGAAAACGTAACTACTAAAGTGGCAAAAGAAATGTTAGATGATATTATTAACCCCCAAACAGTACAATTTAGCTCGCCGAACCAAGAGGATCAACAAGATGATTGTCCAAGTTGCCAAGGATAAGAAAATGGATGTAACAATATACACAAAAACTAACTGTCCTTTTTGCGAAAAAGCCAAAGCCTGGTTTAAGCAAAGAGGAATACAATATACAAAAATCGTACTAGACGATGAAGAACAACGACTTTCGTTTTATCAAAAGATATCTAATGGCAAAGAAGTACGATCAGTACCACAAATTTTTATTGATGATAAGCACATTGGTACTTACAACGATTTAATGGCGATCGCTGATACACTTGTTAAGAAGCAAGGTGGTCTAATGGAATTCAGTGAGACATATAAGCCGTTTCATTATCCATGGGCTGTTGATATTACAACAAGACATGAAAAGATGCATTGGATCGAAGATGAGCTAGACTTATCAGAAGATGTAGCCGATTGGAAAATGGGTAAGATGACTCCCATAGAAAAAGAATATGTTACTAATATTCTTCGTTTGTTTACTCAATCAGATGTTGCTGTTGGTCAGAACTATTTTGATCAGTTTATTCCTAAGTTTAAGAATAATGAAATCAGAAATATGCTAGGGTCATTTGCGGCTCGTGAGGGTATCCATCAGAGAGCTTATGCTTTACTGAATGAAACCCTTGGACTACCTGATAGTGAGTACCACGCGTTTCTAGAGTATTCAGAAATGGCCGATAAGATTGACTACATGAGAAAAGCTGATACCAATACTTTACGAGGTCTTGGTTTATCATTAGCTAAATCAGTATTCAATGAAGGTGTTGCTTTATTTGCTTCTTTCGTTATGTTACTTAACTTTCAACGCTACGGTAAAATGAAAGGTATGGGTAAGGTAGTAGAGTGGTCTATTCGTGACGAGTCAATTCACGTTGAAGGTAACTCAAAACTATTTAAAGCATTTATTAAAGAGCACAGTCGTGTTGTTGATGATGGCTTCAAAAAAGAAATCTACGAAATGTCAAAGGATATTGTAGATCTCGAAGATAAGTTTATTGAGCTTGCTTACGCAATGGGTGCTATCGAAGGCCTAGCTAAAGAAGAAGTCAAACAATATATTCGTTATATTACAGACAGACGCTTACTACAGCTTGGTATGAAGCCAAACTTTAAAGTAAAAGAGAATCCACTTCCTTGGTTGGAATGGGTATTAAATGGTGCAGATCACACAAACTTCTTTGAAAATCGTGTAACCGAATATGAGGTTGCTGGTTTACAAGGAGATTGGGATAACGCCTACGCAAGTTAATTGAGTAACAAATAATGATTGATATAGTACCATTTCAAAATGTTTTAGATCAACTTAAGGACGATGGAAACTATCGTGTCTTTAACGATATAGTTAGAGAGCGCGGTAAGTTTCCTCGTGCTACATGGTATTCTAAATATAGTCCAAAAACAATAATTAGTTGGTGCTCCAACGATTATCTAGGTATGGGTCAAAATCAATATGTGATTGATGCGATGTCTACTGCTTTAGAAAAGACAGGAAGTGGTAGTGGAGGAACACGTAATATTGGTGGCACCTCTCACTATCATGTTACGTTAGAAAAAGTATTAGCTGATTTGCATTCTAAACCAGCTGGTCTTTTGTTTACTTCAGCTTATGTTGCAAACGAATGGAGCATGATCGCTCTATCACGTATTATTCCAAAAATATGTTTTGTTTCTGATAATAAGAATCACGCTTCATTGATTGTTGGGATAAACCACTCTCGCGCTCATAAACATATATTTGAACATAACAATATGGAATCGCTAGAAGAGTGTTTACAAGTTACTGTTGAAGCTGGTTATGTACCATGTATTGTATTTGAATCAGTATATAGTATGGATGGAGATGTCGCTCCTATTGAAGAGATTTGCGATTTAGCAGATCAGTATGGTGCAATCACATATATCGACGAAGTACATGCCGTAGGTTTATACGGAGACACAGGTGCAGGATACTGCGAAAAATTAGGATTACAAGAGAGGGTAGATATAATTAATGGAACTTTGGGAAAAGCGTTTGGTGGCCACGGAGGTTATATTGTTGGTGATAATGTTGTGCTTGATGCTATCAGAAGTGTAGCAAGTGGATTTATATTCACAACTTCTTTATCTCCTGTAATGTGTGCAGGCTCTATTGCCTCAATACGATACTTGCAAGACCATAATGAGATTAGAGAGAAACACCAACGTAACAGTTCAATTGTAAAAGAAATGATTATAGAAGCTGGACTCGAAGTACACGAAGAAGCTTGTACTCATATTATTCCAGTTATGGTTGGAGATTCTAAACGTTGTAAAGCAATGTCAGATTATCTCTTAAACACTCATGGAATCTATATACAACCAATTAACTATCCAACTGTTGATAGAGGAACAGAACGATTAAGAATTACGCCCACCCCCATACATACAACCACAATGATGTATGAGTTAGTTGAGGCACTCGTAGACACGTTTGAAAATATTTAAATTTGCCTAAATAATTATTATGAAATGGTTAACTTTATTCACATCACTTACACTGGCAACAACAGCTGCCTACTTTAGTATTGTCGGTTTAATGACAATCTTTAGTGGTGCTGCTTTGAGTATCGCCTTTATGGCAAGTGTACTTGAATTTGGTAAAATTGTTTCTGCTGCGTGGTTACACTACGAATGGGAACGTATTAATAATTTAGTACGTGCTTATTTTACTGGTGCAGTTATTGTTCTCATGCTTATAACAAGTATGGGTATTTTTGGATATCTTTCCAAAGCACATATTGATGCTGCAATAACCGGTGATAGTTTTAGCCTTGAAGCAAGTATTTTAGATAAGAGATTAGATGGTAAGCAATTACAACTAGATAATCTTACAGGACGATTAGAGAGTTTAGATTATGTCTTACAGACAAGTCAACCGAAAGATCGTAACTATGTTAATAAAGTACAGACAACAGAACGCAACGAAATTAATGCTAGTATTGATTTATTAGTAGACGATATCGTAGAATTGAACGAAAAGAAGATGCCAATATTAAGACAGCAATTAGACCAAGAAGCAGAACTTGGGCCTGTCAAATATATAGCGGACATGATATATGGTGACGATGCAGAATCTTATTATGATAATGCAGTTCGTTGGATTATATTAACAATCATATTCGTATTTGATCCTCTTGCTATTATGCTCTTAATTGTGAGTACAGCAGCATTTAAACGTGAACGAGAGAAACCCGCTAAACCTCTTATTGATGAGAATCAAGTAATGAATATGGAAATTGAAGAACAACGTAGTGATGGGACAGGCGGACTATTCTCTGCGGTAACGAGACGAAAAATATGAGTATCAAAATGATAGGTGACAATGTGTTAGTAGCAGCTGCGCCAAAAGAAACAGAGACAGCGGGTGGTATTATATTATCATCTGAAGTTAAAGCAACAGCATCAGAACCTGGTGTAGTAATTGCTAAAGGGCCAGAAGTAACTTGGCTCGAACAAGGCGATACGGTATATCTCCAATGGGATAAATCAATGCCAGTCAGAATTAAAGGACAAGACGCTGTCATAGTCCATTCCGATTATATCAGGGCAGTAATATCATGAACATGAAAAAATTAATGTGGGGTGGTTTAGGATTCCTTTCATTAGGTGTTGCATATGTAGGAGTTATCCTACCAGGTATTCCTTTTAGTATTCCTGCTGTATTCGCAGCTTATTGTTTTGCTAAAAGTTCAGATAAAATGCATGCATGGTTATATGGACATAAATTGTTTGGACCGTTTTTAACTAACTGGGAAACAAAGAAAGTATTTCCACAAAAGGCAAAGTACATGATGTTAGGCATGATGGCTTTCGCTTTATTGTGTATGATAGTATTTACAGGGAACTGGAAAGCAGTAGCTTATTCAGGTACATTTATGACCCTTGGTGCGCTATGGGGGTGGAGATATCCTTCTACACCAGAAGAATATGATCGCCGTAAAGCAGCTGGGGAAAAAATAGGATTGTTTAAGTAATGGACGAAGATTTTCCGACACACAACGATTATGATAATTGGCTCAAAATGAACGCGTTTATGGAACACATGCGTGCGGCTCATTGGGCTCATATAATGGAACTTGAGCTTGATCGCTTAGATGAAATAGATATGATAGTTGATTGTATGGAGGAGTTTCCGGAAGTAGAAGAATTATTAAAGGAGATTATCACATGAGTCTTAAAGTGAAGTTAAGAAAGTATCTATCCCCAGAGTCACACAAAGGTACTATAGTAAATTTATATGTCTAAGAAAACAACTGAAGAAAAGATTTTGCAGGTAGTTAACCTGTCACCCGATGAGTCATTCATCGAAAAACTAACAGATATACATCCAATGACCCAAATAGCATACGCAAGTGTGTTACAGGTTGTTGTGTTTGGATTAATGTTATTATCGTTTGCATCTATTAATTATGTAATAACAAATATTATAGGTTGACAAACGGTTAAAAGTGTGATATAATATAAATTAAATTATGTTCAGGAGAATATTATGAGTGATTTTGAAATTTCAAACAGAGGTACAACCGAAGAAATTAGATTATCCAGACAACTCGCAAATGAGGTGGATTGGGTAATTCAATCAGGTGGAGTACTTGCTGTCCAGATAGAAAACGCGTATAAGCCATTAAAAGCTTTTTACGAAAGACAACTTGCAAATGAAGGTTATGAGGAAAGTACTTTCCCTAAGCCTTTGCAGAACGATTTATTCAATAAGGAGATTTGGGAATAATGCCAAAAATCTATGAGAGTCCCGATAAAGGGAAAACGGTCTATGCAAGAGAAATGGGCTCACCTGTGAGTAGCCGGACTCTTGTAGAAGAATTAAAGAAACCTTATACTAATGGAGTTGTAGGAATGGACAATTCAGAAATAGAATTAGCTCGAAAAGTTTCTAAGACTTGGAGCATGGAGCAAGATTAATGACTGAATATGTTAAAGTGAGTTGTGTGTCTATGTTTAGACAAACCTATATGATTCCTGTTGATGAATTGCAGCAAGAGAATACTGAAATTGATATTCTTCAAGATCCAGCTAAACAAATAGAATGGGCTGAAGATAGTGTATCATCAGAATCAGTAGATGAGTTCTCTCAGAAGTGGTTGGGTGAAACTATTACAGAATCTTCTATATTAACAACAGATCAAGTATTAGATTTATTTGATAAAGATAATCCTAATCTTGTTAAAGAATGGGATAGAGAACGTAAGTTAAAATTCGTTCGTAATTGGAAGGTACCAGCTCATCCTACTGCAAAGTGATTAAAATTTATGGTGTTGCCTCTTGCGGTACTTGTGAAACTGCTAAGAAAAAATGTCAAGAGTTTGGTGTCGAATACGAATACTACGATATAGTATACCGACGATATTATTTAGAAGCTGTTGAAGCCAATGCTGATATGACTAAAATTCCACATATCATTGTAGATGGTGAATACATAGGTGATTATAAAAACCTATTAAGCTTTCTCAGAGGTGTAAGATATGGAATTAAAGGAATATAAGTGTTAGATAAATTCAATCACTGGAAAGATGTATGCAAGGTACATTGGAAAGAAATTGTTACACTATCGGTAGCATTACATTGGATAGTTGACTTGTTTATTTTAGGACCTATTGTATTCTTTTTAGGTGTCATGTTTGGTTTACATTTGGAGCATTAATATTAATGTTAGATAAATTTTTAGATAACTTACAAGCGTGGAGTATTACCGCTTTAGTATATGTTGGTATGGCTTTATGGTGCTTAATATTTCTTATTATAGGTTTTAGTTATTTGTAGTATAAATAACCGTTATAAACAATAATAGGGTTATTAACATGTATGAATATAGAACAAAATTAATTAAAGTCGTTGATGGTGATACAGTAGACGTAGATATCGATCTCGGCTTTGGAATCTGGTTAAGAGATGAACGAGTCCGTATTATGGGGATTGATACTCCAGAATCTAGAACTCGAAATAAGGTTGAAAAACTTTTTGGAAAGGCAGCTAGTAAAAGATTAAAAGAATTGCTAGGACCAAAACCAGTATTGAGAACTCAGGTTGCTCGTGATGGTGAAGATATGAAAGGCAAGTTCGGTCGTATCCTTGGAGACTTTGATGTCTACTGTTCAACAACAGACTCATGGCGTCCAGTGACAGTTGTGTTGTCTGCGGAAGGTCATTGTGTACCTTACACAGGTGGATCTAAAGAAGATACTCTTGCTGCTCATTTAGTTAACAGAGAAAAGTTATTAGAGTCAGGTTATGTTGATAAGAAACAATATGATAAGCTAATGGCTACAGGTAAATATATTTAAATAATGGAGAATTGTTATGCCAATCAAATTCAAAGAAAATCAAGTAGTTAGAGATAAGGCTACAGGAAAGAAAACCACTCATAGATTTCATATGAACGCAACTGCGTTAAAGGAATTACTTGAAACATTTTCAAGACGTGGTACTTCTCCAAAACTTAGGCAAAAGATACGCAACGAATTGATTCGAAGAAACGTTGAAATTCCTGCGATCGCTGATTGAAAATAAGTCAATTATTTTTCATCTAGGGGTTGACAAGGGCCCCAAACTGTGATATAATATACTTATATTGAGGGAAACACCCCCGTCGGTAAGAGAAAGTAGAACTCGCGGTTCTACACACCGAGGAGATAGTTTGCACGAGATGACGACATTATCGATCGTTCAGAGGCAAGATTAAAGGTGGACAAACCCGTACGGTAGCTTAAGGAAGACCGATCTAGGAATAGATGTAATCACACGGGTACAGAACGAATCAATATAGACTGAGGCGAGCTCGGGTATGAAGAAACGCTTGATACCATAGTGGGAGAGAAACCCCGCAGTCGGAAAGGGATAGGCTATTAGGTTTGCGCCTTATAGCGACACAAGAACTTAGCGGTTCAGGATCTTTTATCTTTAGGAAATTCAGGAGGCTTAATTGCTACCCCTGCTTCTAATACTGATATTAACGAGTACGATATAAGTCCGAGGCCAGCCAGTCGCTCTATTTTATATTATGAATAAACCCAATAAAAACTTTCTAATTAACTTTAGTCCACTATTGATAGTGGCTGTTGTTATGCTAACTATAATCATCTGCTCTTACTTAAATGATAGAGAAGAAGTAGTTGGATACACAGACCACGGAATTCCTATTAAAAAGAAAGAAATAAAATGAAAAAAACAGTTGACAAATACACTTTGATGTGTTATAATAATACCTATGATATACAATAATAAAAACAAACTGATTAATGGTAGAACCGTTGATCTTAAGCCAGGGCCTAGACACCCTAAAGATAAAAGACCGCAAAGGGACATGCCTTTTGATATAGCACTTAGAAAATTTAGAAAACAGATTGAAAAAGCTGGGATCGTAAAAGAACTAAGAGCTAGAGAATTTTATGAAAAGCCAACTGCAAAAAGAAAGCGCAAGAAGGCAGAAGCATGTAAGAGAGAAATGAAGAGAGTATCTTCAGAGTTCAGCCCTTATAATGCAAAAGGACAAAGACATTACAAATAAATGTTAAAAAAGGGTTGACAAACCCTTTCTAATGTGATATAATAGTTTTATAGGTTGGTGGGTAAAACCATGACGGCGAGATGGAATCACGGAGTTAATAGCTCTACCATTTAAGACCCACGACGGATATACTGCCTTCGGGAGCAACACCCTTACTACCGATACGTCTCCACGGAGAGTACCATACTGAGTAGGAACGGAACGCCAAAGAAGCGACCACCAACCACCTTTTTTATTATGGAGTTTTTATGGCGTTAGCACGAGGATTATCTACAATCCAAAGCAAACGATACGTATCTAAAATCAACAAAGCTCGTCTAAAAGAGCTTGAATTAGAGTGGCGTAAACACAACAAATTTATGAAGCAGAAAGGTATGCACGATCTGAGATACGATAATTTCTCAGACTACCTTGACTACTGCTTTGGTAAAATCAAACTTAAAACTACTTTCCAACCTTACGAGGCTAAAGAGACTTATCGTCGACAAGATAATAGCGATAAATATCCATCAGCTGCAATGACAAAACCAACTAAAGCTATTGACAATAGTTGGAAGGCAGAAGAAAGTAAAAACTTTACAGTAGCACCTGCATATAACAAAGGTGCTTATCAAGTAATTCCACGTACAGATGTACAGCATATAGGTAAATAATAAATGAAATGGCCAGAGAGACAACCGTGGCATGACGGTTTTAGAATGCAATTTGATTATGATGATTATATCATGTCAGTTGTACAATTTACAGGTTCGTATGGACATAGAGCAGGTTTATGGGAAGTAGCTTTTATGGATAGAGCAACTCAGGACTTTGTAGAACCACCACTTGACTTTATGAGTGAATATTCGTGGTCAGGCGACGTTGGTATCTATGGGCATCTCACTGATCCAGACGTTGATAGAATCCATGTTGCAATGAGTCAGTTGGGAACACTATGAGTAAGTGGCACGGTGGTAAAGGCTCAGGCCGAAGAACAAATCGAGATGATAAAGCATACTCAGATAATTGGGATAAGATCTTTGGTAAAAAAGACGATAAAGATCTAGGGCTTGAAGGTGACACACGCGATCCTATAGAGAAATACTCACACCCAGTTTACACAAGATATCCACATTTAAAAGATGAGAAAGATGAAGGTTGAGTACTTAATGAAAATATATGTTGACAAATCAATTTAGATGTGTTATAATATACTCATAAATTAAATAATGGAAACGCTTATGGAAAATATAACATCGCTACCCACTCTTTATAAAAGAGATACAAAAGGTAAAATCAGACAACTAACTATCCAATATGGATGGGACTCTGATGATGTTGCAGCTGTTAGAAGTATTGCAGGGTTACAAGACGGAAAGAAAGTCACATCAGGCTGGAACGAAAGTAAAGCAAAAAATGTTGGACGTTCTAATGCAACTACTGCACAAACACAAGCAATATCTGAAGCAATGAGTCTCTTTGATCGTAGAATCGAAAAAGAATATTTTAAAGATATCAAAGACATTGATTCTTATACTGCATTTAAACCAATGTTAGCTGGTGGTTATAAGCAAGACGATGATATGTTTCCAGTAATTGCTCAACCAAAGCTTGATGGTATTCGTTGTATTGCGAACAAAAGCGGACTTTGGACAAGAGCAAATAAGCCAATCACGAGTTGCCCTCATATATGGGAAGAGATTAAACCACTCTTTGATAAGAATCCAGAGTACATATTTGATGGTGAGCTATACAACCATGCTCTTAAAGATGATTTCAATAAAATTACATCTCTTGTTCGTAAACAAAAAACTACAGAGGCTGATACTTTAGAGGCTGCAAAATTAGTAGAGTACCATGTTTATGATATGTACGACTCTTCTAATGGAGATTTAATATTCTCAGAAAGATTCTTTAAGCTATGCGGAAAACTTTCTAAAATGACAACAATCAAAACAGTCGATACAGTGTTAACACATACACAAGATTCTCTTGATGAACTATATTCAAAATGGACTGAAGACGGCTACGAAGGCCAAATGGTACGACATGATAAATCATACGAAAACAAAAGAAGTAAATATCTTTTAAAGCGTAAGGAATTTCTTACCGATGAATTTGATGTCGTGTCAATGTTAGAAGGTAAAGGTAATTGGTCGGGACACGTAAAACATTTTGTATTACGTAAACCTGATGGAACAAACTTTGGAGCAGGAGTAAGAGGTAAACAAGAAGTACTAAGTAAATTATGGGCTGATGGCAATATGCCAAATTGGGCTACACTCAGATACTTTAATGAGACACCTGATGGAATACCAAGATTCCCAGTTGTTATTGATTATGGATTTGGCAAGAGAGAAGACTAATGAATTGGAAATGTAAACAAATTAAGCAATTAGATGCTGGAGAAAAACTATGATGGAAATATTAGAAAACTTAGTTGGAATCATTTTTGTATCTGTATTTTTTATATTCAGTTATATAGGAATACATATGTCGTTTGAGAAAGATGCAAAGAAAAGTATTCCTTTAATTTGGGAGAAAGGTGGAATCCTCCACAAGTTTCTAAAACCCGAAGAATACAAAGTCTTTGATAAGTCTAAGATGAAATACAAAGACGGAGATAATACTTGAAGAAATTCACCAACGTATTATTTCTTACACTTCTTACTTCTGATGTCAATGCAAGTGCAATTGATTGGGACGTAGTTGGTAAAGGCGATCAGTGGTTAATTGATGAAAATACTTATTGCATGGCACTCAATATTTACCACGAAAGTAGATCTGAAAATCTTGCTGGTAAGTTTGCAGTCGCTGATGTTGTTATGAATCGTGTATATGATCGTCGTTACCCAGAATCAATCTGCGGTGTAATCTACCAAGCAGAAATGAAGCCGTCGTGGAAAGATCCTTTAAATATGATACCCGTAAGGAATCGTTGTCAGTTCAGTTGGTTCTGTGATGGAAAGTCAGATGAACCCAATGAAGAAGATGCATGGAACGAATCGCTTTTAGTTGCACATCAATCTATTAACGAAGGCCGTATGGCTGGTATTACAGAAGGTGCAACTCATTACCATACAACTTGGGTTGAGCCATACTGGGCAAGTTCACTTAATCAAATAGGAACAATAGGATCTCACATATTTTATCGTGCTGATTGATATAAATACCTCTTTTATGAGAGGTTATTATGAAATATGCAGGTGTTGACTACAGTTTAAGTAGTCCAGCTATATGTGTACATGAAGGTGAAGAATGGAATTATGATAATTGCACCTTTTACTATTACGTTAAACGCGATAAATTGCTACAGGGTGACAAAGGTAGATACCGAGCATCGATGTATCCCGACAACTGGACAACAGACCAAGAGAGATATAATCTCATTGGTTCTTGGTCACAAGAGAAATGTTTTGAATGTGACTTTGTTGGTATTGAAGGATATGCTTTTGGTGCAGTCGGTAGAGTATTTCAGATTGCTGAAAACTGTGGTTTGTTTAAACACAAACTATATGAGAAAGAAATTCCATTTGACGTATATCCACCCACTATGATTAAAAAGTTTGGTAGTGGAAAAGGAAACGCAAATAAGTATTTAATGATTGAAGCCTTTGAAGAAGAAACAGGGGTTGACATTCGTGCAGAATGTGGTATAATAAACAATTCAATGAATCCAATAACAGATATTGTAGACGCATATTATATTTGTAAATTGGGATTCTATAAACAAACGGAACAATTAAATGATAGTAATATTTAACGGGCCACCAGCATGTGGTAAAGATGAAGCAGCTTCTTTGTATAAAGAGAAGTTTGGCTTTGGTAATTTATCATTTAAGTACCAGTTATTTAAAGAAACTATTAATCATTTTCAATGTGATGAACGATGGTTTATGGAAGGTTATAATAACAGAGACTTAAAAGAGCGTCAAGAACTTGCGCTAAACTGTATGTCTCGTAGAGAAGCTATGATCCACGTATCAGAAGATATTATGAAACCCAAAGAAGGTTTAGATTACTTCGGTAAAATGGTTGCAGAAGAGATCATCAATGGTCACAACTATGCGATCGCCGATGGCGGGTTTGTAGAAGAACTTGAGCCACTTATTGAAAGAGTCGGTGCAGAAAATATTATCATTGTTCAGTTAACTCGTGAAGGATGTGATTATTCTACAGACTCTAGAAAATATTTCAATGGCAATTTAATTAAAGAAGTTACTATTAATCACCCAACAGCAATTGATACTGCTTATGTCTTAAAAGAAGAAACTAATGTTAAGACATATCGAATACACAATAATGGCTCAGTTAGAAACTTCCATAGTGCACTGACTGATATTTACAATGAATTGAAAGAAGATTATAACATTGAACAAATTACAGCAGATACCAAAGCCTAACGTAATCAATCTAGCTGATTGTCCAGATCGTAAAGCATATACAGAGTCTGAGTTTTCAAAGCTTGGAGTCAACGATGTTAACATGCATGTCTACCAGCGATACAATAAAGATTCTATAGAATTTGTTGGAGACCCAGATCTATTAAAACAAATGACGCCAGGCGTTACCTCATCTCACCTACTTACCATTAAATGGTGGTACGAAAACACTGATGAAGAATATGGATTATTCTTTGAAGACGATGTAGATTTTTCTGCTGTAGAGCATTGGAACTTTACTCTAACTGAGTTTATTGATAGTGTTAAAGATGACTGGGGTGCATTACATCTTTGTAACGTTTTTGAATATCCATACGAATACGGTATTGAATATCCACCAATGGTTATTCGTCGTCGTAAGCTATGGGACCATGGATTACAAGCTTATGCTCTTACAAGAGAATATGCTTTAAAGATTATTGAATACTATTTTGATGGTGCAAAGGAAGGTGCTATTCATTATAAGATGCCATTAGGTGCACCACCTTCATTTGAAAATAATGTACTTCATGGTTTCGGCAAAGTTTATACCTTCCCGTTATTTAATCAGAACGTTACAGACTTTCGTTCAAAGAATATATATTATTATAACCAACAAGCACAATCTGCAATTTACTCATACGAGTTTTTAAAGGATTGGTGGGACAAAAAGGGCGCAAACAAAACGCTCGAAATGATTTTAGGAGAAGCAAATTATGAATGAGGAATTAAAATGAGTGTAGTATATAAAGGTGAGATCGTAGAATCAGAACTGTCCGCCAATTCAAAAGGTGGAACTGAAATGATGAGACAGCGTCTTGTTGATTCAGTTGACAAAGAGCTTTTAGAAAAAGCAGCTGTACATCTATCTCGACCAAGAGAATTGTATGAAGATGTACCAAACATCTTATGGTGCCACGATTTGGCAGAAGATCCAGAGAATAAGATTCTTAGAGATGGTGGTTGGAGTTTGTTTGATTGGTTTGTATTTGTATCTGCATGGCAAAGAGATCAGTATATTGTAAGATATGGTATTCCATATTCAAAATGTAGTGTGATTCATAACGCAGTAGAAACAGAATATAAGCCGAAAGAAAAAGATATGGAAACAGTACGTTTCATTTATCATACTACTCCCCACCGTGGATTAGAACTTTTAGTACCAATCTTTGATGCTCTAGCAAAACAATTTGATAATATTCATTTAGATGTCTATTCAAGTTTTGACATTTATGGTTGGCCTCAACGTGACGAAGCTTACTCAGGATTATTTAAGACTATTGAAGCTCATCCGAATATGACCTATCACGGTGCTAAGAGTAACGAAGAAGTTTTAGAAGCTTTAGACAAGTCTCATATATTCCTATATCCAAACATTTGGAAAGAGACATCATGTATTGCTTTGATTGAAGCTATTAAGAGTCAGGTTATTTGTATCCATCCAAACTATGGTGCACTTCCTGAAACCGCACAGAATGCTACGATCATGTATGATTGGACAGAAAATACTCAAGACCATGCCAATTACGCTTTTTCAGTAGCACGTTCATTGTTGCAGCAAATACAACAAAATCCTGCATACTTCAATGGGTTTACTTATAGCGATCGCTTTAACTTAGCAAGAAACAACATACAATCGTTCCAAGTTATGTGGAACACACTTTTAAGGAATATTACTAGTGGACAAAGAGAAACCAAGTAACGTAATTAATTTCCCAAGATTTATTTCAGATGCGCCAAGGACGGCTGAAGAAGTAAAAGAGAATCTTCAAATGTATAAGGAATCTTATGCTAATGACTTAGCTGAGATCATATGGGAAAACGTCCTATCAGAAATGGCTAGAGCAAACTGTGATTTTGACGAAGACATCAATAAGTATTTTCCAAATATGATATTGATCTTTGAAGCGATCAAAGCTTTACACCTACAAACTCTAGGCGCATCTCATCCTTTACAAGAATTTGCACTAAAAAATGTGGCTATACTTGAGACAGATGAAGATGGAACAACGACTGGTGGGCTTAAAAGTACATTATTAGATGAATTAGGGGTTGACAAAGACGAAGATTTGTGATATAATATACTCTACAAATTAAATTAATGGATAAATTATGATATTACTAGACTACAATCAAGTAATGATGGCATCTCTCTTCGCGAGTATTGGCAATCATCACAACGTTGAACCCGACGAAAACCTACTTCGTCATATGTTCTTAAACTCAGTTCGTTTCAATCGTAAAAAGTTTCACAAAGAATACGGCGAGATCGTACTCTGCTGTGATAACCCAAACGTTTGGAGACGAGACTACTTCCCCTACTACAAAGCTAATCGTAAAAAAGGTCGTGATGCTTCTGATATGGATTGGAATAAACTCTTTGAGTGCATTCACCGTATTAGAGCAGAGATCGAAGAATTCTTTCCTTACAAAGTTATTAGTATAGAGCGATGCGAGGCAGACGATATTATCGCTACTCTTGTACATGAACATGGCACCATTATGAACACAGGTGCTGAAAAGATATTAATACTATCTGGTGACAAAGACTTCATTCAATTACAAACTTATGGTAACGTGGACCAATATAATCCCGTTATGAAGAAGTGGGTAAGACATGACAACCCAGATAAATACCTTGAGGAACATGTGTTAAGAGGCGATGTCGGTGACGGTATTCCAAACGTACTTAGTCCTGATAACTGCCTAGCTGTTGGTACAAGACAAAAGCCAATGACTAAGAAAAGAATTACACAGTTTCTTTCTGAGCCCGATACAATGGACGAAGAAACAAAACTTAGATTTAATCGAAATAAACAGATGATTGACTTGAGTCAAATACCATCTGAGTATGGAGATCAAATCTTAGAACAATATAACAATGCAAAAGAAGTTGGTCGACAGCATCTCTTTAACTTCTTTGTAAAGAAAAAGTTGAAAAACTTGATCACTGATATACAGGACTTTTAAAATGATTAGATATTCAATGTCTGAGATTCTCTCAGAACTCCCCTCAATGAAAAAGAAAGCAGATAAAGTAGCGTACCTTCAAAAGAACGATACCATTCCTTTTCGTAATGTACTACGCTTAATTTATGACGAAGATATTGAGTTTCTGTTGCCTGACACTCCACCCCCGTGGAAGCCAAACGAATTTGAAGATGAAGCTAAAACTATGCTCTTTAGAGAAGCTAGACGCTTAAAGATCTTCATTAAAGGTGGTGGTTATGACGACATGAAACCAGCAATGAAGCGCGAAAACTTATTCATAGCAATGCTAGAAGCTATTGATAATGATGACGCTAAGCTTGTAGCAAATCATATGCTATCACACAAGAAGGTACCAGGATTAACTAAAGCTACTTTAGAAGAAGCTTTCCCTGAGATATTTACTGCCCCAATGGATATGCGATAAGGAATGTACAATGGCCAAGCGATACACGGATTTCCGTCAATCCAATCGCCCAGATGAAGATATTGGAAAAGATAATAAAACTCAACAACGGCTAGAGGAAAAGCGTAAAAATAAACGTAAACAATCTCAAAGGCGCCAAAGGCTAAAAGATAAGTATGACACGTAATGTTGTTGTCCTAACTAATTTTAGGACAGGAAGTACTTCATTTACTTTAAAGAAATCTGACGAATATCGCTTGCCTTATAAAGGTGAGCTTTTTTCTCACGAAAGGCCTCATCCAATTGGTAAATTACCAGCAAAAGAAACTGTAATCAAAGAATTTGGTTACCCAGCTTATAGTTGGGTTGATACATATCTAAGCCGATGGAATTTATTTCAAGAATTAAAAGATGGTGCTTCAGCCTGTTATAAGATCATGCCAAGCCATTTTGATGAAGATTACGATCAGCTTGCAAGTGTTCTGGCTCAAGCAGATAAAGTGTACTATCTCTATCGTAGAGATCTTATGGCTCAAGTTAAAAGTTGGATGGAAGTAAGACACTCAGGTTCATTTAGTCAAACTGGTTTTAAAACTAACACAGGCGAATACTCAACACGCATGCATCAACTACATCGTGGTACTTTAAAAGTCGGTGAAACTTATCGAAATACCATAGATCCAAACGATCCGTTGTTCACAACAAGCAAGACTAATGTTGAAACAAAAGCTCTTGTAACTCAATTAGATCGTAACTATCAGGCCATGGGACTCATGTACAAGAAGGTACCAGGTGTCCTTGTGTGTTACGAGGATTACTTTTCTGGAGATCTATATAAACCCTATAACAGAGAAATTAAATGGACCAGTGAACCCCAGATTGACGAGTGGGTGACTGAATGGACCATTGAAAACTATTTTAAATAAAGGTTGACAAACTACTTAAAGTGTGTTATAATATCAATATAAATTATGAAAAAAGGTAAAATATGGATCACAGAACAGATAAATTAATACTAGTAGATTGCGATGGTGTACTACTAGATTGGAAATACTCATTCGTCAAATGGATGTCTGAGAACAACTACGAAGTTGTAAGAGAAGGTGTCTATGACATCGCTGAAATGTTCGACCTTTCCAAAAGAGAAAGCAGAATATTAGTACGTCAATTTAATGAATCAGCAAGGATTGGATTCCTTCCTGGTCTAAGGGATGCTATCAAATATGTTAAACGGCTACATGAAGAAGGTTATATTTTTCACTGTATTACTAGTCTCAGTACTGATTACTATGCCGGTAAACTAAGACAACAGAACCTAGAGAAACTCTTTGGTCCTTCTGTGTTTGAAAAGATAGTTTGCTTAGATTGTGGTGCTGATAAAGATGATGGCTTACTTCCTTATAAAGATAGTGGATGTATTTGGGTTGAAGATAAACCTTCAAATGCTGAATGCGGCTACGATCTTGGATTAAGATCAGTGCTTATAGAACATTTGTTTAATGCTGATTATCAAAATGATTCGATTCCAAAAGTAAAAAATTGGAAAGAAATTTATGAAATGGTAACTTAGGATTAATAAATAATTACATGATAGATTGGATAATTTAATTAATGCCCACATACGATTTTCAAAACACAGAAACTGGTGAAGTGACTGAACACTTCATGTCTTATACAAAACTAGACGAATTCAAAAAAGACAACCCCCACCTACAGCAAAAGATTACTGCGCCACGTCCCGTGATTGAGGCCGCACGTCTTGGTCGCATGAAACCCGACCAAGGATTTCGTGATATACTTTCGTCAATGAAAACCAATAAAAGCTATACAGGAAACAAGATCAATGATTGGAAATAATCAGAGATCTGTCAAAGGAGGTTCTATATGTCAGCAAAACCACGTCGTGAATCACAAAAGGAGAGAAAAAGGCTCGCTCGAAAGATAAGGAATGGTACTATGGATAGTAAATTTTCCATGAGAACTATTCAGCCGCTTACAAATACTCAATCAGATTTGTTTGCGGACTATAAGCAAGGGTTTAATATCTGCGCCATTGGCACAGCAGGAACAGGAAAGACAATGTGTGCTATGTATTTAGCACTTAATGATATTTTATCAAAGGATGAGTACGATCAAATTGTTATCGTACGATCAGCGGTTCAGACAAGAGAACAAGGCTTTATGCCAGGTACTCAAGCTCAGAAAGAAGCAGTCTACGCTACACCTTATGCAGATATCGCTAATGACCTGTTTCAACGAGGAGATGCTTGGGATATTCTTAAACAAAAAAATCAAGTTAAGTTTATGACATCATCTTTTGTGAGAGGATTGACATTTGATAATTCAATTATTATAGTTGATGAATGCCAATCTATGACGTACCACGAACTCGATAGTATTATTACACGTGTTGGTGAGACAAGTAAAATCTTTTTCTGTGGAGACACAGCTCAAGATGACTTGGCAACTAATAGACACAAGAATGATGTATCTGGGCTCGCAAGTTTTGTAAAGGTTTTAGAACGTATAAACATGTTTAGCATCGTAAAGTTCGGTGTTGAAGATATTGTACGAAGCGGACTTGTTAAAGATTATATTATTGCAAAGGAATGTGCTATTAACGGACAGGTACGAACACCTGTAAGTTATGGCAAAAGTCAATTTGCGGTAGCTTAATAAATAGAAGGAGAACATAGACGGGGTTCTTAGGAGCCCCGTGAACTCCAAAACGGTAAAATATTATGACACAAGAAATAGAAAACTATAGACTGACTTGGTTAACTAAGCAAGTATTCCGCGTGAAGGCTGGTAGCTCGATCGCAGAAGAATGTTTATCTTACCTTGAAACTAAAGTGGAAGCAAAGAGTTATACTTATTCATTTGACATGGATTCTAACACTTATACTTACATGTTTGAAGAATCAGCAACTGCTGAAGCATTTAAAGAAAGGTTTTTAGGAGATTCTAGAACAACTGAAGTTAGTTAAAACAAAAAGAGAACTTATATTATGGCATTTGAGCATTACGATCACGGTATTGAATTACCAAAATTAACACGAAAAACAACAGAAGAAGGACGAAGATACTTTACACCTACTGGTGAAGCTTATCCTTCAGTTACTACTGTACTTGGAGTCCTATCAAAAGACTCAATCCAGGCATGGCGAAAAAGAGTTGGAGAAGCAGAAGCTAATCGTATCTCAACTCAAGCATCCAGACGTGGTACTGCAGTACACAAAATTTGTGAAAACTATATAGATAACAAAGAAGATTGGAAAGAAGGTGTACAGCCTGCAAACATGTTTTTGTTTAATACAATGAAAAAAGTATTAGACGAAAAAGTAAACAATGTTTGGTTCCAAGAATGTTTCCTTTATAGTGACGAACTACAGACCGCTGGCCAAGTCGATTGTATTGGTGAGTGGGAAGGAGAACTAGCTGTCATTGATTTTAAAACATCAAGACGAGTTAAAAAAGAAGAACACATTCTCGGATATTTTATGCAAGTTGCATTTTACGGGAAAGCCTTTACTGAAATGACTGGTACTCCAGTTAAAAAAGGCGTAGTGTTTATTGGCGTTGATGATAATGAACCACAAACATTTGTATTTGATATAGATGATTACTTAGAACATTTTAAAGCCGTAAGGGAGAAATACTCAGAACTCCATGAAAAAAACAAGATACATTTTAAGTTGTGAAGATATGGGTGTGTTCTTAGGAACATACGATGGGGAAGAGCTAGGCTATAAAGATGATGGCCGAATCTTTGCGTGTTTCTCAGCTAACAATCCTTTTAAGTTAACAACAGTTTGTTCGTTCAGAACAGAAAGAGCAGCTGAAGTTTTTAAGAAAGATATGTTCGGCGCAACCAAACGTGACAAGATGTATACTCTACCAGTTGAATCTGAAGATGAGTTTCCAAGTGTAGTTGATATAGTCAAAGCAGGACATACTGATGACTGTATTGATATGCTCGAGCTTCTTTTTGAAAGCGGAAATCAAACTATACATTAGGGGTTGACAAACACATTAAAGTGTGTTATAATATTACAATGATAGACAAAAAAGTAATTAACGACGCCTTGATGCTTGCAATAGAAGCTCATGGCGATCAGCGCAGAAAATACACAGGTGAGCCATACATAACTCATCCAATACACGTAGCAAAAATTCTAGAAGATAGTGTTGAACATACTACTGAGATGTTGGCAGCTGCTATCCTACACGATGTTGTAGAAGATACTCCTGTCACATTTAGAGACATCAAATCTCACTTCGGAACTGATATTGCTGAACTTGTTCATTACTGCACAAACGTTTCTGAAAAAGAAGATGGAAACAGAACGTTTCGTAAAAAGATGGATGCCGATCATTTCGCTTTGGGACCACCCGCGTCTCAAACAATCAAGATCGCAGACCTACTATCGAACTCTGATACGATTATACCCCACGATCAGAAGTTCTTTCACAAAGCCTATAAGCATGAGAAACAGTATATGTTGAACATTCTTACTAAGGCTGATCCTATATTGCTTGACAGAGCACAGACTATGCTGTCTGAACACTGGGAAGAGTAATATTCTCTTTAGTTATAAGCTTATAACCTTTTGATATAAAATAATTTAATATTTGTTAACAAAACAGTTGACAAATGCCATTTGATATGATATAATATACATATTAAATAATTAAATGAGAATATCAAATATGAACAGATACATCGTCAAACAAATCACCTTCAACAAAGAAGAGCAAGAGTACCCAAACCTGTATGGTTGGGATGGTGCTACAAGCCGCTCAAAGAAATGGTTCGCTAAAATGGAACTAATGCACGGCAATGTCGGCGAATCTTTTAAAGCAAATCCTGCTTTCATTGCATTATTCAATGACAAGTATGAAGTTGAAGCTCGTGATTTAAATCATGTATTTGAGATAACCAACCTCTGGGAAACACCCGACGCAGTTCACACATTCGAGCCTGGTCACAGCACATCTGTTGGTGATCTAATCGAAGACACTCAAACGGGTCAAATCTTTATAGTAGCTAACTTCGGATTTACCGAAGTAGTCCCAGCTCGAACTCCTTGTAACTTTGAGGTAGCGTAATGATTACTTGGGATCAATACACAATGGGTTACAAAATTCCTGCTAAGTGGGAAGATACATCATGGGGTAACGATGAGTTGCCTTCCTTTGAGACTAACGGTTATAAGATTTGGGTTAATTCTCCAGATCTTGCTGAAAGAAAAGAATCTCAGGAACATCTAGGACTTAAGTTTCAAGATTGGATCTTTGCTGTTACACATTGCTCGGAAATGGGTGCTGACGAAGACTTACTTACAACTATGAATTTCGACGAAGTACTAGAGTTTGTAAAATAAATGAAAATATGTTAACAAAACAGTTGACAAACACCTTTTGATATGATATAATATACATATTAAATAATTAAACTAGGAGATATATTATGGCACATGCATTAGAAATGGTAAACGGTGAAGCTCAAATGGCTTACAGACTTAGCAAAGGGGTGCCTTGGCACGGCCTTGGAGTTCCTGTGAGTGACGACATGACACCAACTGAAATGATGAAGGCGGCTGGTCTAGACTGGAAAGTCAAAAAAGTACCATCCTTTGTCGATCACAATGGCGAACAAATCCCAACAGGTCAGCAATCTCTTATACGAGAAACTGATGGTAAAATCCTTACCAATGTTGGTGGTAACTGGAACCCTTGCCAAAATGAAACAGCATTTGATTTCTTCAATGATTTCGTTAAAGCTGGTGACATGGTAATGGACACGGCTGGTTCAATCAACGATGGTAAAATGGTATTTGCTGCTGCTGATGTACAAGATGGATTCACACTTTTTGGTGGTGATGAAGTTAAAGGCTACTTACTTTTCTCTAATCCTCACCAGTATGGTAAGTGTATTGATGTTAAGTTTGTTATGACTCGTGTTGTATGTAATAACACTTTGTCAATGGCTCTAACTGAAAAATCACAACCTGCTGTAAGGCTATCACACAGAAACGAGTTTGACGCTTCAGTAGTTAAAGAACTACTTGGTATCTCACACACTCGTGTACAACAGTTTAAAGAAGCTGCAGAGTTTCTTGGATCTAAGCAATACAAAAATGCTGACTTCGAAAGATTCCTTGCTAAAGTATTTGGTGCATCTTCTCAAGAACACAAAATCCTTAGTCGAACTGGAGAACGTGCGTTAGAGATTGTAGAGACACAACCTGGAGCTAACTTCAAGCCTGGATCTTGGTGGAATGCTTTCAACGCTGTCACATACATGACAGACCACGAACTTGGAAGAAGCGATGACGCAAGAGCATCATCTTCTTTATTCGGTGCTAACTCAAGGAAAAAGCTAGACGCTCTTGACCTTGCTGTTGAAATGGCGGAGACTGCGTAAGCAGTCTTCTGACTTATAATTGAAAATAAGTAAAAATATGTTAACAAA